ATAAACAAATTAAATTTTTAAACAATGGAAGTAATAGGTAAAATTAAAGTAATCAATCCAGAACAACAAGTATCTGCGAGTTTTAAAAAACGTGAATTAGTAGTAACAACAGACGAACAATATCCTCAACACATTTTGATTGAGTTTGCACAAGATAAAACAGATTTGTTAAACAATTATAATGTTGGAGAACAAGTAAAAGTGTCTATCAATTTAAGAGGAAGAGAATGGGTAAATCCACAAGGAGAAACTAAATTTTTTAACTCTATCCAAGGTTGGAGAATTGAAAAGCAAGAAGATAGTAATGCACCTATATTGGCTCCAGTTGTAGAAACTCAGCCAAACATAAGCAACAAACCTGTGGACGATTTACCTTTTTAGTAATAAATTAAACCGAATTATTTTATAGTTCGGTTTTTTTTATTATATTTGTAACTCAATTGGAGTGGTAACCAATTTAAAACTAAAAATATTTAATCCATAATCTGGAGGCGTTTACCACAATAGCCGAAGGATTATGGATTTTTAATTTAATAGTTTATTGGTATCTTAAAACCTTTATATTTTATGAGTAACTTTTTTTTAACATTTACAGACTTTTGGTTTAAAACACAAAAATCAACAATTACAAAAACAGAAATTGACGGAAAACAATTTATTAAAATTTGTTTTTATTCTGATTCTGTTGAAGCTGAAAATTTACATCATGTTTTTAATTTAGACAAAGCTACTGCAATTCGTTTTTCTAAAACACTTCGTACTGAAATAAATAAAATTACAGAAAGCGAAGTGTAGTTATGAAACCATACCCAGACCAACAAAAATCAATTAATGAAATTTTCACAGAGTTTCAAAATAAAGACCGTCTTTTGTTTCAGCTACCAACAGGTGGTGGGAAAACGGCTGTATTTTCTTTTATAGCTAAACGCTTCATAAAAGAATATCAAAAGAAAATTTTAGTATTAGCGCATCGTGAAGAACTAATTAATCAAACGCTAAATACGCTTCGAGATATTGGAGTATCTTGCGAAAGTGTTATTGCTTCAAAGAAATCATTAAAACACAATGCGAATGCTTATGTTGGGATGATTCAAACGCTAAAAAATCGATTAAAAAACAATCCTTTATTTGTTAAAGAAATTGGACTTATTATTATTGATGAAGCACATTTAGATTTACATAAAGAAGTATTCGAGTATTTTCCAACGGCAAAGATTTTAGCGGTTACAGCAACGCCTTCAAGTCTGAAAAAGATTAATTTCACACGTTGCCACCGCTGTAAAAAAGAATACGAAACAATAACAATGTTGTAATTACGAAACTTACGAATATACTCGTAAATTTTCCTATTCTGAAATTTATGACCATATTATTTTAGGTCAATCGATTTCAGAGCTGATACTAAACGACAGATTAGTTAGAGATTTGAATTACCAAATAGGTGGATGCAATCGTTCTGAATTTTCAATAGATAGTAAAACAGGTGACTACGACACAAAGTCAACTGATGCGTATTTTAAGCAACCAAATGTTGTGAAAAATTACGAAGCTATTTGCAAAGGCGAAAAAACTATTGTGTTCAATTCAAGTACTTCAACTAATTTAGCTACATTTGAAAGTTTTATTGATGCTGGTTACGAAAATGTACGAATGTTAGATTCAGTAAATACAAAACAATCGGAACGAAAGCCAATTTTAAAATGGTTTAAAGAAACTCCAGACGCTATTTTATTAAATTGCGGGGTTTTAACCGCTGGATTTGACGAACCTACAATACAGGCTGTTATAATAAATCGTGCTACTTTGTCTCTTTCTTTATGGTTGCAAATGGTAGGGCGTGGAGGTCGTAAATGCGAAACAATTTACAAGCCACACTTCAAGGTTATTGATTTGGGCGGAAACATTGAAACTCACGGCAAATGGTCAGATGAAATAGATTGGGAGGGTGTTTTTTATTCATCAAATGAAAAGCCAAAGCCAAAACGTGAAGCACTCGACCAAACAAAGCAATGTACAAACTGTGGAATGATTTATGTAAAAAACGAAATTGCTTGCCCAAATTGCGACTACGAAGAACCAAAAAAAGAAAAAGCAATTACAGACGAAGTAGCTGTATTGGTAGATGAAATTCCATTACCAAATGGTAAAAAAATAGTAGATTATTGCACCCGAATTGGGAAAGACAAAAATTTTGCGTGGACTATTTTAATTAATCAAATACTAGATTTGTTTATTCGTCACGAAGTTACATTTGGAACATTTCTTCGTACCGAAAAAAACGGAAAATTTGAACAATCAATGCGTAATATTATAAAAGAACCATATTCAAGCATTCAAGGTTCTGAACTTGAAGGTACGAACCTAAGAACAAAGGCTTATATTATCAACAAAATAAAAACTAAACTCGAAAAATACTATGAGAAAAGAACTTGAAGCAAAGCACCAGCAAGATATAATTTTATTTATGAATAAAAATTATTTCAAAACTCACATAATTTTTTCAGTACCTAATGAAATACCATATCCTTTACAACCTAAAATAATGGTTCAGATACTATCTAAGCTACAGCAAAATGGACTTTTAAAAGGTGCATCCGATTTAGTTATACTTTGTCCTGACAAAAGATATATAACCGTAGAAGTAAAAACCTCAACAGGTTCACAAAGTCCTGAGCAAATTATATTTCAGAAACGTGTGGAATTAATAAAAGGCAATTATATTGTAGTGCGTAGTTTAGAAGATTTTATTAACAAAGTAGTACCGATATTATGAAATTAAAAGAAGCCGTAAGTAGATTGGGATTCACAATATCAAAATCTAACAGACCAAACGAAAAAGACATTGAAGCTTTTAACTGCATCGTTGAAATTTTAGAACAAACACAAACTAAAACTATTCAAGATAATTTACTATTTGCTAAATTATACGCTTATAATTTGCAGGAATTTACAAGGCACTACAAATGTGTTGAAATAGCAACTCAAAAACTAAACGAATTGTTATCCGAAAATATAGATTTTAGAATTGAATTTTTAACAGCTCAAATAAAACAATCTGAGTTGTGCAAAGTTATTACAGACGATTTTTTCGCTATACTTTCACCAACTAAAGCACGTGAAAAATTAAAAGAATTTCCAAACCTCGAAAAAGAATTTATTCATATTTGGGATTTTTGGACAACAGAAAATGTAACTTCGCACCTGGAAACAAACGTAAACTTATCAATACAAAAATTTAAAAATCATGTTTGAAAAAATCAAAATAGACAAACCGCAAAAACTTGATTTTTCAAACGTTGAGAAATACAGAATAAGACCAACAGACCAGATACCAAAACCAGAAACCGTATTGCAAGTTGGTGGAAAAATTATATCCACACGAAAAAACATATTTGGAATTACAGGAAAAGCAAAAGTAGGTAAATCTTTTCTAATGGCTTTGATTAACGCTGCTGTACTAAAAAAAGGCGAAATGGGTATGCTGTCTTCTTATCTTCCAAAAGGTAAAGATAAAATTATTTACATAGATACTGAGCAATCAGATTATCATGTTGCATTAGCTATACAGAGGGTTAAAAAAATGGTAGAAGATTATAAAATAGACAATCTTTTAATGTATGCATTTGATGCGGTTAATACCGATATGCGTCGGGCGTACACAGAATATTTAATACAAAACACACAAGGCGTTGGGCTTGTTATTATCGATGGAATTGCTGACTTAGTGAAAACTATAAATGATGAAATAGTAGCTACCGAAATGTCGGACACTCTTCGTAAGTGGGCGACTATTAACGATGTTGCTATAGGTTACGTATTGCATCAAAACCCAAGCGACAGCAGTAAAATGCGTGGACACTTGGGTACTATTTTAATGAATAAGTCAGAAACCGTACTGCAAATATCTTCAAGCAAAGAAGATGATAGTATTAAGATAGTTGAAGCTTTACAAACACGTAACGCCAAACCTGATAATTTTTCGTTCAGAATTAATGAAGGTATGCCCGAAATTATGGAACAATGCTACGAAGCCACAAAGGCTGGTCGTAAGGCACGAAAAACTTTTACCAATATAGAAAGATACAATATACTATTAGAGTGTTACAAAGGGCTTAAAAAGAGCCAAAATTTAGGGTATAGCGTATTAATCGAAAAGGTTCGTGAGAATTCAACTGATATGGGAGATAATGCAATAAAGGAATTTTTAAGATACGCAAAAGAAATGAATTGGATAAATCAAGACGTACCAAAAGGCGGTTATTTCTTACAAGATTTTACTGATGGTTTAATGGTTTAACAATTATTTTAATTAAACCGATGAATTATTAAACCATTAGCAAAAAACAATTATTAAACCATCATAAAGCCTTATAAACACTATGATTTCTATTAAATTATAGCTATCGGTTTAAAAATACAAAATAATTGTTAAACCATTAAAAATTGCATTTCATCGTATTTATTTACATTTAATCGATGGTTTAATGGTTTAAAAATACAAAAAAGGCATGGTTTATGATGGTTTAAAAACCCTATATATAATAGGGTTTTAAACTAAACCATTAAACCATTAAAAAAAATTGTGTATTAATTATTTTTTTGTATATTTGTATCTGTAGAGTCGTCGCTACATTAACAACATTATAAAAATCCACTAATGATAAAGACGACGACCTTTTGATTTGGTGGTTTTTAATTTTATGGAAGTTTGGAAAAAAATTGAAGAATTTGAAGATTATGAAGTTTCAAATTTAGGAAGAGTAAAAAGTACTAAATACAATAAAGAAAAAATACTTAAAAGTTATGATTCTTTAGGATATTTAAAAATTGATTTAAGTGTTAATGGAATTAAAAAGAAAATAAAAGTACATCAATTAGTTGCAATGGCTTTTTTAAACCACACTCCAAATAAACACAAAATAATTGTGAATCATAAAAACCATATAAGAAACGATAATCGTGTTGAAAATTTAGAACTTATAACTCAAAGAGAAAACACAAATAAAAAACACATTAAAAGTAGTAGTGAGTTTGTAGGTGTTTGTTTTAGTAATTCAAAACAAAAATGGAGGTCTAGAATAACAATTAACGGGAAGAGAAAAGAATTAGGTTTTTTTAAAACAGAAATAGAAGCGCATAATGCATACCAATGGCAATTATCTAATTTATGAAAAACAAAAACATTATACAATACCTCAAAATGAAAAACGTAAATTATACGTCAGTAAAGAAAACCCAACACGATTAAAAGAAATATTAAAAAAATTAGATTATTTGTATTATGGTATTAAATAAAAATGTAAATTTGTAATTATGTAAAAACTATTATTAATAATCGCAATCATTTTTTTATTTGTATCTTGCGATAGTGAAGACAAAACAACTAAATGTAATTGCAATGCTTGGGTAAGAATAAACGGAAATCCAGTCCGTGAAGTAATTTCGTTAGAATTAAATTGTGAAACAAACGAGCCTATTAACTTACCTGAAGGATATGTTTTTTTAGGTTGTGATAATAATAATACACCGTAATAAAAATAGAAGTAAAACAATGGAAGATGTTAATTTAGGAGGTAGACCCCCAATATACGAAGCGACAGAAGAAAATTTTGCTAAGGTTAAAGAGTTGTGTGAAGATTATTTTGACACCATAGAAAATAACCCACCATTAGTAACTGGATTAACTTTACATTTAGGTTTTGAGAGTAAAAGCACGCTTTATGAATATGCTAAAAAAGATGGGTTTTCGAACCCGATAAAAAAAGCGCTAACAAGAATTGAAATGTTTCACGAAACCGCAACGGCTTATAGCGACAAATGTGTAGGTAATATTTTCATACTTAAAAACTTTAATTGGAAAGATACATCACAAACAGATATTACAAGCGGTGGTGAAAAACTTAATACTATACCAAAAACATTAGAAGTTACAATAGTTCAACCATTAGAGGAAGATTAATGAATTTTAAAGCTACTATTGTTTATCAAAAAAATTATGATGCTATTAATAAAAAATGCTACATCGTTAAAAGAGTTAAAGAGAATATCTTTTACTTTTTTGTTATTGATAATAATGGAACTTATAAAATACATGAAAAATACAAAGTAAATTTAGACAACTATCAGTTAGATGAGTTTTCAGAATATTCTTTTTTGTCGATTATAAATCATAAAGAGTTTCCACAAGAATTAATTTATAATCGTTATCGTTACATTTGTAATAAAGGAAGTTCAAGAAGTAGTAAAACAATTTCATTGATTGATTTGTATGATACTTATGGAAGAGCTAATTTAAACAAGCGTATGACTGTTTGGCGCGACACTAAAACAGATTGTAAAAAGACTGTATTAAACGATGCCTTAAAGCGTTTAAAAACTACTAATCGTTATAAAGTTGATAGCGACTTTAATAAAACGGAAAGTATAATTACTTACAATACAGAAAGCACTTTTGAAATACATGGAACAGATGACGAAGAGGCAGTACACGGATTAGAACAAGATTTAGCCTGGTTCAATGAACCTTATAAAATATCTAAAGACACGTTTGACCAAATCGATATGAGAACAAAAGACTTTGTTTTTATTGATTTAAACCCAAAAAAAGACCACTGGACAGATGATATTGAAAAAGACCCAAGAACTATATTAATCCATTCTACTTTTAAGGACAATCCATTTTGTCCTTTAGAACAAAGAACAAAGATTTTGGGTTATCAGCCAGTAAAACGTAGTTATGTAGTTGAGAATAATTTAATTCAAGAAGTTGATTGTTTTCAATATGATTTTGAAGCGAATAATCTAAAATTTGAAAGCAAACACCTAAGAGAATTATTACGTTGTGTGCTTAATGAAGAAAAAAGAAGTGCAGATGTTGTTAAGTGGGATATTTACGGATTAGGAGTTAAAGCAGAAGTACCTGAAAGAATATTTAATTGGGATGAAATAGATTATTTTGAGTATTTACGATTAGAAACCAATACATTGCTTTATGGTGTTGACTGGGGTAAAGTTGATAAATTTGGAATAGTTGAAGCTAAATATTATGATGGAAATCTATATTTACATGAATTAAACTATGATAGTGAGGATGAGTGGAAAAAGAAAATAACACCACAAGAAAGAAATTTAATTAAAGATAGAAGTGAGGGTTTTGTTACTTGGCTTTTCCAAAAATTAAATATTCCATATGATAAAGACATTATTTGTGATAATAATAGACCTTTAAAAATATTGGCATTACGTGAGAATGGGTGGGATAATGCTATAGGAATAGTAAAAAAAAGTGGGAGTATTATTGATGGAATTGATTTATTAGATAATTTAAATGTTTACTACACTTCAACATCATTAAATATTAAATATGAACAAGAAAATTATAGGCGTTCAAAAGATAGATATGGAGTCATTCAGGACGAACCGGTTGACGCAGATAATCACTTAATTGACCCAACGAGATATATTGCTTTATACTTACAACAAGAAGGAATTATTAATGTTGTTTAGATTTATTGAAAATAATTAACTATATTTGTTTAACTTAAAATATTAGATTATGAAAAAATACTTATTATTTGTTTACGAAAAATATTACCCATTAGGAGGAATAAATGACTTAATAGATTCTTACGATTCAATAGATGAAATAGATTTATCAGAAATAGGTTTAGATGAATTTTATCAAATAGTCGATAAAGAAACTATGAAGATAATAAAAACAAATCATAAATGAATGAATTAATAAAATAATTAACTATTTT